GCAGTCGTTTGGCCGATGGTGGGGACCACACAAAGGTCTCGTGGTTGGGTTTTTACCATTAACAATTATAACGAATGGGATTTCGTTAACATATCGAAATTAGAAGAAAAGGCTCAGTACTACATATATGGTAAAGAGCGTGGAGAAGAAGGCACACCACATTTGCAGGGATTTGCCTACTTCAAGCAGCGAATATCCTTTAACGGAATTAGAGATATCCTCACAAGAGCACACGTTGAAATACAACGTGGATTCAATGCACAAGCCATTGACTATTGCAAAAAAGAGGGAGAATTCACCGAGTGGGGAGAACCTTCCAGAGGACCTGCTGGTCAAAAGGACAAGTGGAAAGACGTGCTTCAACTTGCAAGACAGGGTAAAGTTCAAGAAATCGAGGAGCGATATCCCGCTATTTTCCTGCGATATTTTCAAAAATTATGTGGATTTTACCGACCTGAACATTCAATTATATTGGAGAATTTTACGAACGAATGGTGGTGGGGACCTACCGGAACCGGGAAGTTCAAGAAATTAAATGACGATTATCCTGATCCTTATGAAAAATCCTTAGACCCTTGGTGGGATAATTATCAACGCGAAGAAATTGTTGCCATAGAAGAATTTGAACCAAGGTGCAAAATTAATTCATTTTTATTAAAACGTTGGGCTGATCGTTATCCTTTTAGATGTGAAGTCAAGGGTGCATTTTTATCTAAGTTGAGACCATTAAAAATCATAGTAATTTCTAATTATCAACTAGATGAATGTTTTCCAAACAGTAAAGATTTAGATCCATTAAAACGTAGGTTTAAAGAAATACATTTTCCTTAATTTTATGAGTGTTTTGGTCGCTACGCTCCACTCGCGAACCGCCCACATGGCGTCCACGCTCGCCGAACCAGATAGGGTTATGCGGGGGCTGATATAGTAGAATTCAGAGTTGAATATGAATCACGTGACTCATTAAAACCTTCCACCTTATACATATATTTTCGGGTTACCCCAACTTGCATTCTTTGCACGAATGAAGCAGGACCCGTTCCCAACAAGAACCCAGGAATCACTTTAGCATTAATATACAAATATTTTGTCCATCCAACTTTATTCACACCTCCTTCCACATTTAAATCACGAAACGAACTAACACGTCTCTTGGGATCACGAATCTGATACGTAATTGTACCACCCCCAGGCACGAAGTATTTTGTCTTTTTTATAATTTTCATACCATATCTTGAAAGGGCAGCAGGTAAATCAAACGGCGTTGCACCACGATTTGCAATTTTGATATCACCAGGAGCATTTGCGATGTTTCTCGTAATGACAGAACCTTCTTCAAAACATTGACTCAAATTTATTTTATTTCCACCACTGACTTGCATAAAATCAGCACGACACATTATTTCATATATATCGATTTCTTGAGTTGCAGCTGCATTAAATTGATCAGGATTCAATTGACCAGTTTGTGTTGTAGCATTTCTTATTGTTAAATCCAACACTCCACTTTGAAATATAAACTTCGTTGTTGGATCAACAGTTCCTCCAGCAGCAGCTGTAGGATTGCCTTGATTTTCCAACGATGTAATCGTATTTAAATCATTCAACCAAGGATCCGTACTCTGAAGCGGATATAATCCTATGGTCAAGCATTCATCAGCACCATCAACTGTATTGTTATACGTGATGGTATTGCTAAACAAAGCTGTTCGAGATCCAAGATCTTTTTCCGATACAGCATGTACTTTCTTTACAAAACGACGCCATGGTTTCTTTTTGTAATTGGGCATTCTTTTTTTCGCGTAAATCAACCTCACATCATGTTGTTGAGTTACTCCTTGTCCCGAGTTATAACGTGATCGGGTTGTACCCGTTAACGTTCGTCCTATATTAGAACGATTAGCTCTAGCAATAGATCTCCCAGTAGGGGATATATTCCCTATTGAGGTCATTGATGGATCACCTGGTGCTCCATATCTCCTGCGAGTACGCATATTTCTTCGAAATGCAAAAGCTGATGCGTACTTAGCATACTTGCGTTTTCCGTACATAGTATTTCTCCGTATGGGACTATTACGGGTATACTATAGTGGCCAGCAGGCCAGACGACTGGTAATACTA